TGTGCTCTTAGACGTTGACTGCGTGACTGCACCACCGTCGCCGGTCACATAGCCAGCTTTGTTGTCGCGTAGATCCGTGAAGTTGGTGTCAACCTCAGTGTGGGTGAGCGGGCTACCCTTTGTCGCTCTAGTGGTGATAGCCATTACAAGTCCTCGTTGCTAGCAGTCTAAGGCTCAAAGACCTCTCTAAAAGTAGCTCGTATTTCGTTTACGTTTGCGTAATTATGATCGCGCTGCCAGCTTTCGCAAACCCATTTGTAAGGCGTAGTCTCGTCAATTGGAGTCCAATCGAAAGATGCATTGTCAGCAGCGCGAGCGTCGAAGAAAGCTTCAATTGCATCGGCATCAGTGCTGTCCTTTGCTGTCCACCTCAAATCCCAAATTTTAGGATTTTGATTTAGGCCAAAAGTTAACCTCTGTTCAAATCCGTCAAGGAAGCGCACAGTCCTTACGTTTGGTCTGCTTTTACGCAAAGCACCAAAATCAGGTGTTGTGCCACCTGTGCTTGTACCAACAGTCGAATCATCAAAAGTAGCCATCAGCGACTCAATAAGCCTCCAGGACGTTTTTGCTTGATCAATTCAGCCTGTACAGCAGCTCCAATAGCCTTGCCGAGTTGATTGGCAGATGGAGAATCGCCTTGCACAGCAGAACCACCGGCATCAACATTCACCACTACGTTACCGGCTCCACCACCAGCTGCTTCAACACCAAGCCGTCCAGAAGGCCCACGACGTAATGGCATGATTGCTTCAGGGCCAGCTTCACCCATAAGGCCAGCACCATTAGCCATAGGGAACAACGTTGGCTTGTTGACGATGCCACCACGAGCAAAGGGAACAACGTTGTTTTTGTAGAAAACATTGCCGTTAGCGCTTTTAAGAGGATTGATAAGCTTGTCGAATCCGGGAATAGCGCTAAACGCAGTCTTGACGCCAAACTGAATAAACAAGTTGGCTGCCATCTTCAGGACATTGCTGAGCACATCACCCAAGCTTCTGGCTTTCAAGATGACGTCAGAGATGCCTTGGGCCATGCCGTCTCGGAAGGTCAAGGCAATGCTTTTTGTCAGCTCTTGTGTTTTTGTAAGCTGTTTATTATTTTCTTCTAAGGGGTTTTTCTGGGCCGTATACAAACGCAGAAGACCGTTATTAAGTCGAACTTTTGCTTGAAGCGTTTTGATGGCCTTCTCTCCTGCAGGTATTTCAACGTCTTCTAGTATTTTTTGCAGGTCAATTTTGTACTGAAGGTTTAATGCCTCAAACGCATTGCCATCAAGCAAAGCTTGGTTGTAATCAGTTTGCAGCTTTACCATTTTTTCACTAAGATCTTCTCTTAGTTCAATAGGCTCTTCGCCAGTTGGCTTTGGTGTGGGTTTCGGCTTGAGGCGTTCTTTTGTCCCTTCCAAAACTCCAAGCTGTGCTTGTAATACAGCAAGGCTGTTTTCTAGCGCTTGGGTTTGCGCTGAAACAACAGCGCCTCTAGCACCAGCAGTCAAGTCTCCTGCTGGAATTCCAGTCAGCTCTGCCAAAGCTTTTCTTTGCTGTTCAAATGCAGGGTCAAGAGGAATAGGCCCTCTTGCCTCTTCCAACGCAGATTTAGTGGCTTCAATTTGTTGAGCCACAACTGCAATCTGATCATCTAATGATTTTCCAAGGCCAAAAAATTCATTTAATTTTTCAATAACTGGAGTAATTACTTCTGCAATCTTGGTGAACGTATCTTGAAATGCAGCGCCAATAGGAGCTAGCAAGATTCCAACTTGTTCCGACAAGTCAGAAAGTGCTTTTTGCAAGCGATCACCAGCAGCGGCTGGACTTTCGGCAATAATTTTCGCCTGCTCTCCATAACGTTCAAGCAATAATTTTGCAAAATTCTCAAAATCAGAAAGAGAAACTTTGCCTTGCTCAAGCAACTTATCTAACTGCTCGGGCGTCTTGCCGAGAGAAGTAGCAAATAATGTAAACGCACCAGGCAAGCGCTCACCGATCTGCTGTCGCAGTTCTTCTGCAGATACCTTGCCCTTGCTGAATACCTGTGATGTGGCAGTCAATGCAGAATCAACATCCTGCAGAGAGCCGCCAGTTGCTCTCACTGCAGCAGTAATTCCTTCAAATACGAGCTTAGTGTCATCAACTGTGCCACCAGAGCCCTGAACAGAAGCTTGTAGCTTAGTGAACTGCCTTGTAAGAACACCCTTGTTGATAGCAAGATCTGCAGAAACCTTGTCAATAATCTGCAGCGACTGCTGGAAACCTTCCGCATCTCCGCTAACGCCTCTAAGGGCGATACGCAACTTTTGAAGTTCTGCCGCATATTCAGATGTGCCAGCTAGCTGCTGCCTTACACCACCAACAGTTGCGCCAATTGCACCACCAACAGCAGCACCAGCAGGGCCACCACCAAAAATACCGCCTAAGACTGCGCCAATAGCGCCCTCAGGACCTCCAAACACACTGGCAGCAGCTACAGCGCCAGCAGTCCGAGCACCACGAGCCAAACGTTGCCCCTTTGTGGGACGCCTTTTTTGTAGTTTTTCAAGTTGAGCGTCAAGTCGTGCTGCCTCGGCAGTAGCTTCCTTAAACTCTTTAGTTCCAAATTCAAGATTTCTAGCCAGCTCTTTAAAGGAGTTGCTGAACCCACGGATATTTGCTTCTGTTTGCTTCGCCCTAAGTGAGAGTGTTCTTAATTCAGCAACACTTTTTTTAAGGTTAGGATCTACATCTTGGGATGCTGCTTTACCTAGCTTGGTCAGCGTTTTGCTGAGAGCATCAATATCATTCTTGCCTACAGCCCTGACAAGAACCTTAAGCTCGGTAGTGACAGCAGCCATCAGGTCTTCTTGCTAAAGCAATTGAGAGCGGTGAACTCCATGATCTGCAAGCCTTCAAAAAGAAGCTGCTGATCTTCCACTGGATACAGTGTACAAAGCCAATTCAGCGATGCATAGTCAAGTCCAACAGGACCACCCATGCTCACACGCCACTGCGTCTGAATACGCAGAAACATCTGAACCGTGGCCCAGTTCTCTTCCCAGACATCACAGTCTTTGTCGATTGATTCCAGCTTTACTGCAGCAAGCTGATCGTCAGACATGCCTAATGCCTTCAGATCAGCCTCCCGCTCGTCTATAACGCCGCCTTGCGCCCAATAACGGGCTGCGGCCTCTAGTTTTTTGCTGGAGCGCCTTGGAGGCTGTCTAGGAAGCCTGCCATCACACCACGCAAGAAGTAGGTGTCGTCCAACAGCTCAGTCTTGAAGTCATCAGAAAACGGGATTGGCTTGCCGTCTTCATCTGTGATGTCCTCCCAGCCCAGCAAAACGTCAAAAATGAGATTCTCTGTGGCTGCATCATCAAGATCCTCAAACGATCTACGGCCAACCTTTTTAAAGATGGCCGTAAACGTTTCTTTCTTGTACTGACCGTTGTCGGGTAGTTCTACCCATGAATTAGGTGAAAGCCAGACTGAAGGAATTATTACCTGCAGTCGTAGGAAGTGCCAAGTAAGGCATCGTCAGACTGATAACACCGTTGGTGTCGCCATAGCTAATGCCAGTGACATCAGTTTGACCCATGGTCAACGTGGTGATGTTGCCAGCAGTCCCACCAAGCACAATGCTGCTGCTTGCGGTGCTGTTGCCGCGTGCATCTTCAAAGTAGTCAGTAGTGCTACGAGCAGGCGCCTCAATCACAGCGGTGCCACCAGGAGCACGATCAACAATGAGTGCCTGCTTAGAAGAGGCAGTCTCCTTGTAGATCAGGCTGTTATTCAAGGCAAAGTCAAGAGACTCAATGCGCTGACCTGTTTCACCAAAGAACGTGGCAGTTGTAACGTTGGCGTCATTGACTTCCACTGCTGCAGCTTGGTTGGCAACAGTAAAGGTGCCGCTTAGTGCAGTGCTGTCAGGGTTGTTGTAGATGCCAGTGAACTGGAAGCTCATAGTGGCGAGCTGACCAGCAGAGAAATTGATGCTCATCGTGCCACGAGCACCAGTGATTTTATGGCGAGTGCCGTCGTAGAAGCAATACAGAGTGACTGAGTCGAAGCTGCTGCTTACAGGTGCGTAAGTAACGCTTGTAGACGACACAATCGTTTGACTACAGCCGCAACCCTTGAGAAGCACGCCAAAAGCTGGGGCAGTTCCAGCAGCACCGCTACCGCCAAGTTCAACATCGAAGCTAACGCTCACCCGCTTGTTAGCGGTCAGAGTGCCACGAGTGCTGTTGCCAATAAAGCCTTGGAAAGCTGCAGCCTGAACGTTGTCAGACTCCATAGGAGTCAGCTCAAGGCTGCTGATTTGAATCGCGTTACTTCCGCCTACGGGACTTGGATCCGTCCCCTCCGTCGACTCGATCTTTGCCAAAAGGAACTTTTTGCGAGTCAGTGCCATTTTCTTTGGGGGCGGTGGGTGCTGAAATCAGTTTAGTTTCCCCTGTTTCA